TAATTGTCTGTGCTCTGAATTTCCAGTGCTGGATTGAACAACACCAGTATCTGTTCCAGTAACTGAAACTTCTGATCACTGTTGCTGGTCCAGATGTCAGCCTTGACAGTGAGTTCGTAGGGTACTGGCATCTGCCTTTCTATGTTATAGGCATTGCCCTGCTGATTCAAGTAACTGTCAGCACAGGCATCATATGCTCGAGTTCTAACACTGATCCGGTCAATAAATGTAGGATCCTGTATTCTGGTTCGGTCATACTTGAGATCAGTGATGTATATGCTGATCAGCGGGCAACTGGGTATACTGTTTTCGCTGTTGCGGCTGATGATGCTTTGTGCTTGCCGGCTACTGTCTCCATATGTCACTGGCACACGATACAGAGTACCGTCTCCAAAACGCACTTGGAAATTGCTCAGAGCGCGAATCACCTGGACAATGAACCTTTTAATTTGCTCGTCGTAAAAATGCTGTTGGTAACTCATAATTAGTAATCGCTATCGGGTTTGAGAAGTGTGCTAAGATTTTGCAGGGTAGTCTCGGTCTGACCCTGATTATTAGTGAACGTGGTGTTATCGTTGATAAACAGATCCATTTGCGTATCACCCAATCCATGTGTGAGAGCCGTACGAACATCGTCCTGTACTCGAATCCAGTGGGTTCCGTCAAATCTAAACAACCGATTGGGGAAGAAATCCAGTCTGAGGAAAAAGTCGCCTTCTGCGGGAGTATCAGGAAACTCAGTGCCAGTGGTCACTGGCTGACCATTGGGAGCAGCGCCAGTGCCCACCAAGTAACCACCAAATTTTTCCACTGGACTAGCATCTGGAGGCAGCGGTGTGCCCTGTTTGGTTCCGTCACTTGTGGGCGGAATCCAGAACGGAGTTACATCATAGCCACTTTCTGGAACCAGTTGTTCAGCACGTTGAATAACTGCGTCATTGACCTGATTTACCTTGGTCACAGTGCTGATCAGGTCACTCAGTGTGGTATCAGCTGTGCCAGCTTGTATCTGGTTCAGGATCTGTTTGTATTCCTGACTGTCTACCAGAGGACTGACTTTGATTCTCCACAAGTGTGGCCACCAAGTGGGACTGTAACCTTCGGCACTACGAATGGCATCTTTCACCACATAGAATCTTTTGAGTGCAACAGGCACAGTTTCCTCCAGACTATAATAGTCCTTGAGGTGCGGTATTTCAATAACATCACCGCTTATGATCTTACGTCCCAAACGTTCCACCATTTCATTTAGGTGAAAAGTGATAAACACAGTGTCGTTTTGCAAGAACAATCCAAACTGGCTGAGATCAAAATCCAGATCCTGTACGTTGTAGATGCCTCTGAGGTTATAGATGCTGGTGTCGTATTTGCGATCTCGATTTTCCAGCACCAGCAGATCCTGTATGTTCAATGCGCTCTGATTGGTGTATACTGGCTGTGTGGGGTCATTGGTGTTGCTGAACTTGATACCACTGCCAGCGACAACATTGCCAGTTACCGAATTGGTTATGGTTACTGTGTTGGCAGTTTTGGAACACACTTTGGTATTGCCAGGAATGTTGGTTCCAAACACAAACTGTCCCACACTGATGTTGCTGGTGTTTGTGAACTTTAGTACAGTGTTTCCGCTCACAGTGACGTTGCTGGTGTTTATGCTGGCAGTGTTGTCTGCCGGACCCAGATATTTGTGTATTAAAATTGAAGTTCCACCCAGCGTGAACATCTCCGCAATTCTGCGATCAATGAACTTGTAATCCGCTGTGTGTTTGCCTTCTTGCCAAAGTGATATTCTGGGCACTATAGTATCTCCAGGTGTATTTATAGTTTCAAAAGCATAAATAACCAGTAAACAGGAGACAATAATGCCATCTCTAGATGAATTAAAGCAGGGAATTTTTGATTACACTATGTTGCGATTGGGTCATGGGATGGTGGACTGTGAACTTGATCCAGCTCATCTGGAAATGGCCTATGCCAAAGCAGTGGCCACATACCGTGCCCGTAGCCAAAATGCTGAGGAAGAAAGTTATGCCTTCCTGGATCTAATTGAGGATCAGCAAGAGTATATTCTGCCTCAAGAAGTTACCACTGTGAGACAGATTTTCCGCAGAACTATCGGTAGCACTGGACAGAGTGCAGGAAATCAGTTTGAGCCTTTTGAAGCTGGATACTTGAACACCTACTTACTCAAAGTGGGCCGAACTGGTGGATTGCTCAGTTATGAACTATATACTCAGTACCAGGAAATGACAGCTCGTATGTTTGGTGGGTATGTGAACTATACATTTAATCCAGTGACCAAGAAACTCACCATTGTTAGACGTCCTCAAAACTCAGGTGAAACATTCCTGCTCTGGACTTTTAACATGAAACCAGAAGTGTATCTGTTGCAGGATTATCGTATCAGTAACTGGATCAAAGATTACACCTACAGCATGTCCAAATACACACTGGGAGAAGCTCGAAGTAAGTTTGCACAGATAGCCGGACCTCAAGGAGGCACAACCCTCAATGGTGAAGCTCTAAAGAACGAAGCCAAAGAAGAAATGGATAAACTGATCGAGGATCTCAAGAATTATGTTGATGGTTCTACTCCAATCACTTTTATCATAGGTTAACGTTCGTAATTGGCTTAGATTGCATAAATAAAAGTATGAAAGACATACTAATTCAACTTATCCAATCAGATACGTCAAGTAACAAGTCAGCAACTAGATATTTGAATAAAACTCATCCTGAACTTTGGCTAGAAATATTGAAGTTAACAGATTTTTTGCCTGACACTGCTAAACCTAAACAAAGAGTTTGGCATATAATGAATAATATTTGGCAAATACCTCTTTGTCCTGTTACAAACAATCCAGTTAAATGGTGTGAAAATCGGTATCTTACTACGAAAGACCATAAAGCTAGAAGAAAATTCCAGGAGTTGCGAGGAGATTTTAAAAATAGTCATACCCCTGAAATTAATGAAAAACGCCGGCAATCAAACTTAGAAGCAGTACTGAATGGTAGAAAATATCGGTCAAAGTCAACTTATACTAAGTTGCAAACAGAAAATCAAAGAAAAACTTTCTTAAAAAAATACGGAGTTGATAATCCAAGTAAGAATTCTGATGTTAAACTAAAGATATCAAATGCCCGAATTAAAAATGGTGCAACTCCGAAAGAACTAAGAACCGACAGAAGACGTTATTATGAAGAAGTTTGGAAATACACTAATCAAAGTTGGAAAGATCATTTTGACGATATTAATCCTGCTCGATTAAATCGTAGCGAAATGGCATTAGATCACATTTTTAGTATTCAGGCAGGATTTATGCAAAATGTTCCTCCTTGTTGGCTTGGACACTGGACTAATTTACGTTTAATAACTATACAAGAAAACAGCAAAAAAGATATGGGTTGTGATAAAACATTAGATCAATTGATTGAAGATGCAACCAATAGTCAATCTGCCATCTATCCTATCTCTTTAAACACTAACAGTTTGAGACAAAAAGAAAGATATGCAGACGGTGTTCATAATTTTGTTGGTTTATCTAAACGAAAAGTTGAAGATGGTAGTAGTAATTTATTAACAGAATATTGTTGCCCACGTTGCAGTAAAACAGGTAAAGGACCAGTTATGTTTAGACACCACTTTGATAACTGTAAACTTTGACTTGGTTAATTGAAATAATTATTGTTGGGTGTTGTTAGCAAATACTATATACTAGTAACATGGCTCAAGTATATGGCATAGTGGGATGGATTGGCAGTGGCAAAGACACTGTGGCTAATTATATCGTGGATAATTATTCTGGTTGGCGTCGTGTGAGTTTTGCAGGGCCGCTCAAAGATGCACTCAGTGTTATATTTGGGTGGGATCGTGAGTTGCTGGACGGCATTAGTGAAGAAAGTCGTGCGTGGCGTGAGCAAGTGGACCCTTGGTGGTCTGAAAGATTACAGATTCCGAGTCTAACTCCCAGGTGGATACTACAACACATAGGTACGGATGTCATGAGAAATCACTTTCACAATGATATCTGGATTGCAGCCGCTGAACAGCAAATTCAGCGACACCTGGATCAGGGATTAAATGTGATTGTGAGTGATTGTAGATTTCACAATGAGCTCAAAGCCATCCAAAAACGCGAAGGAAAGCTGATTGAAATCCACAGAGACTCTGGCGTAAAACCAGCTTGGCTTACCTGTGCTATCAGACAAAACACGGCTTCTGCTGAAGAGCTGGAGTATCTGCAAAAGAAAAAATTAACCATGGAACATCTGTGGCCTGGAATTCATCCCAGCGAGTGGAGTTGGGTGGGTTTGAAAACCGATTATCAGATACAAAATGTCGGATCTCTGGAACAGTTGTATCAGTCAGTGGATCAGTTGATGTTTCAAAGTTTTGTTAGTAATCACTAAACAGATCAGCCTTGCTCCAACCAGTGTCACTAACGCTTAGTAAGATTTGACAATTAGCGCACACTGTTCTTAAATTGTTGATGTTGTTGTTGGATAGGTTTCCATCCACACAAAAAACACCAAACACCTGTGACACAGGGTTATGAAACCCACAACGGTCACAGGTGTTCTTTTTTCTGTACCCTCTGAGTTGCCACAGAGGTTTGGTGTACCTCTGGTTGTTTTTTTGTTTACAACATTTTTCACACCGACTTCTGTAGTAGATTTTGTCTGCTCTGTGATAATTCACAGCACAGGGCTTGGTGTGACAAACCTTGCATAGTGGTCTCATGCTGTTATTTACCCAAAACCCTTTAAAAGGTGCCGTGAATCGCCAGAAAAACCAGGTTAGTAATAAATACTCGTAACTGGAGGCTATACAAAAATGGCGTTAACATCACCGGGCGTTCAGGTAACAATCATTGATGAAAGCAATTACACCCCTGCTGCGGCAGGGACAGTTCCTTTCATTGTGCTTGCTACTGCCCAAGATAAAACAAACCCCAATGGGGACTTGGCCGAATACACTACAGCAGCTAACGCTGGTAAAGTATTCCTGGTCACTTCACAGAGAGAATTGATTAACAAGTACGGCAAACCCAATTACTTGGTGAGTGCTGGAACCCCTGTTCACGGCTATGAACTCAACGAACATGGCTTGTTTGCAGCTTATAGTGCATTGGGTGTGAGCAATGCTGCTTACATCGTTCGTGCAGACATTGACCTAAACGAACTAGCTGGTTCTTCCGCAAGACCCACTGGTGGTGTTGCCAACAACACTCTGTGGTTGGATGTAGCAACCACTAAGTTTGGTATTTTTGAATGGAATCAGAGCACACCAGGATTCAGTCAGGTTTCAACATCCAATGTAACTGGCAGTGCGAAATTGTTCCTGCTCACAGATCCAGCTGACATCAGCGGTAGCGAGCCAGTCAACAATGTGGGCAAGCCTGGCGACTATGCCATTGACTTGACCAACACCGACAATCCTCTGTTCTACAAGATTGCTGGACCCAGCAGCTACAGCTTGTATGGAGCTTGGGCACAAGTGGGAACCAGCGATTGGCAACTGGGATGGCCAGCAGTTACTGGTACAACCACAGCAAACATCAGTGCTATCACTGGCAATGTGTTCAGTATTAACGGAAGCAATGTTACTGTGGGCGCAAACCTCACAGCCACAGTGGCCAATGTTAATTTGGTTAATTCTTCCAACATCAAAGCAGCAGCTACCAGCAATGGACAGCTGAGCGTATACTGCAATTCCAACGTGGGCAATGTGACATTCCTCAACGTCACAGGAACGCCACTCACCACACTGGGTATCAGTGCCAACGTGGCTTACAATTGCCCATCATTTGTTGACAGCAAGCACACTCAGGCTCCTGCAGGTGGAACTTGGTCAACCACTGGCAGCGACCCCAGACCCACTGGATCTGTTTGGTTTAAGACCACCAGTCCCAACAATGGTGCCAGTTTTGTGGTAAAGCGTTACAGCAGCACCAGCGAAACCTGGACTGAATTGGTGACGCCAGTTTATACCGACGATGCAGCAGCAATCTACGCACTGGATCCAATCAGTGGCGGATTGGCTATTGCTTCGGGCAAGACATACATTCAAAGCGATGTGGACGCCAATAACACTGCCACATTCAAGCTGTTTAATCGCAGAGCTGGAGTGACCAGCGTAACTGGCGGAAATGTTGCTCCAACATTTGTGGTATCCGAACAATTTACTGTACGCTACACAGTGGCTGGTAATGCTGCAATTCAGGGCCCAACCACAGTGACTATCAGTGGCGGCACCAATGCTGCTGCATTCGTGAGTTCTCTAAACAACGCAAACATTCCCAACGTGAGTGCTGGAATTGAAACCAGCGGTGCAATCACTGTTACTCACGCACTGGGTGGTGTGTTGGAACTCAAAGATACTAGCGGCACACCATTGGCTGATGCTGGCATCACAACCATCTCTACTGGTGCTCGTGCCAGCGACGTTAACAGCGGCGCTATTTGGGTAAGTAACTGGAGAATGCCTGCTTACACAGTGGATGACAACGAACCCAGTGCTGATCCTGC